AGTTGAAAGGTAAAGGTGAGTGGCAAGATTTAGAAATCACTCTTTATGACCCAATCGTTCCATCTGGAGCACAACAAGTTATGGAGTGGATAAGAACATCACATGAATCATTAACGGGTAGAGATGGATACGCAGCATTCTATAAGAAAGATGTTACTTTTTATTTGTTAGGACCAGTTGGTGATAAAATTGAACAATGGACAATCAAAGGAGCATTCATTACTTCAGCAAACTTCGGTGAGTTGGATTGGGCTTCAAACGACCCTGTATCAATTGAATTAACTTTAACATTTGATTACGCAGTATTAGAGTATTAAAATTAAATAAAGTAATTGAAATATCAGGGGAGCAGAAATGTTCCCCTTTATTTTTTTAAAAATGTGATATATATTAATAAACACATTAAGTTATATTATGGAAGAACAATTAGAACAACAAGTTACGAGAGGTTTAGGGACACCCCAAACTACAACTCAAAAAAACTTCCCATTTGCAACGGAAGTTATTTCATTACCATCTAAAGGATTAGGATATCCAGAACATTCACCATTAGCTAAAGGAGAGATTACTCTTAAACTAATGACTGCAAAAGAAGAAGATATTTTAACTTCTACAAATTTAATCCGTAAAGGACTTCATTTGGATAAGTTAATAGAATCAGTAGTTGTAGAACCTGGTGTAAATATTAATGACCTTTTAATTGGAGATAAAAATGCAATTCTTATCATTTCAAGAATGTTAGCTTTTGGACCTGAATATGATATTACAGTAACGGATTCAATATCAGAAGAAGATGTAGTTGTAAAAGTTGATTTATCTAAATTAAAAACAAAAGATATAGATTTTTCTTTGTTAAACAGAGGTAATGAATACGATTTTGTTTTACCAAAATCAAAAGCTCAAATTAAATTTAAATTACTTACTCATGGAGATGAACTTGCAATTCAAAAAGATGTTGAAGCAAGTGAAAAGATATTAAAACAAGGAAACGAAATCACTACAAGATTTAGAAGAATCATCACAGAGGTAGAAGGTAATAGAGATTTAGGATATATCAGTAATTTTGTTTCAAACAGATTATTGGCAATGGACTCCAAAGCATTAAGAAAATATATTATAGAAATAACTCCAGATTTGGATTTAAATATAGAATATGAAAATTCAGCAGGTGAGACGGAGGCTCTCCGTATCCCATTTGGGGTAGACTTTTTTTACCCTTCCGAATAATCATTCCGTAGTATTACATCAAACCATTTTTCAAATGATTTATTTTGCAAATGGTGGGTTTAATTGGCATGATTTATATTTCATGCCAACTAAACTTAGAGAGTTTTATTGGAGAGAATTATTAAAAACAAAAGAAGAAGAAAGAGAACAAATTGAAAAATCTAGACCATCAACTTCAAATAATTCATCTAAAACTCGAAGAAGATGATATTTATATGAGTAATATAAATTAAAAGTAAAAACATGTCCCATAAATTATTAAACGAAGGTATATTAGATAGGTTTTTTTCTTTATTTCTAAAAGCAAAATCACAGAATAAAGAATCACAATGGTTGTCTAAACTAAGACAACAAGACCCGGAACTTGCTGATATATGGTCTAAATGGGATAATCATACAAATGATGCTTTACGTCAATCAAGAGATTCATTAAAAGCTATGGGGGGAGATACTTCAAAATTAGATGCTTTAATTAAAAAATATAGCTAATAGCATATATGGCTGCTCCAAAAAAATCTTCTAGTAATAAAACTTCTGTTAAAACACAAAAACAAGCGGAAGCTTCAATGGAAAGTGCTTTTCAAGTACAAACTGAAGCAATGGATAAGAATTCTTCACGATATAAAGTGATTGAAGCACATCATGAAAAAACATTGGCTCAATTGGATTCTATTTATCAAAAAATAAAATTAAATAATAATTTAACAACAGAGCAAGCAAAAGCAGCGAAAGCAGCAGCTGCAAAATATGCCGAACATAAAAAATTACAAGCAGATATATCTCAACAAGTTAAAGATAGAGTAATATCAGAAGAGCAAGCAAAGAGAATATTAAATAAATCTCGAGCAGAGTTTGATGGTATGGTAAGAAGTGCAAAACTTACTGGTAAAGAAACCGCTACATTGCGCAAAGATTTGAGGGGCATGAGTATAGAAATGGACTTAGCAGCCAAAGCATTTGATAGAACAGAGAAAAAAGCTCAGTTACTAAATGCTGCAATGGACCAATTTGGTTCATCAAATATCCCAATGATGCGAGAATTTTCTCAAGTTCTTCAAGGTATAGCAAGTAAAGATTTAGCTGCGGTAAGAATGGCATTAACTGCGGCAGGAGCAGCAGCTGCGGTTCTTGCTAAAAGTTATTTATTTCCTGAAATGAAAGCTGCTCAGGATGTGGAGAATGAGGTTAAGCAAATCAAAACTGATAATATTGCTGATATTGCCAAAATTGAAAATAAACGTGGATTTTTAATTGCAAACAAAGAATTAGAAAGAAGTAAAAACCGTATTGAAACGGAAAATACTGTAAATAGTTTAATAAACGATGCTAATTTTGCATCCCAAAGAGCGGCAATACAATTTTCAGCACAATTACAAACAGGTGCAGCAGAATTTAAAGCTGCTGCTAAAACTGCACTTTATGGTAAGGGTATAGGTTCAATTGGATATGGTGCAGCACAAATGCAATTAGCAGGCTTAGGTGCAGAAAATGTAGCTGCTTCTTTAACTACTGCAACAAAAACATTGGGTACTAAAGTTTCATCTGATTTTGCAGCTGATATGTCAGTATTGGAAAAAAGAACTAGTCAATCTTCTGAAAATATATCAAATATGGTATCCTTTTTTAGAAGAATGGGCAAACTTACAAATGAAAGTGCATTAAATATGACTGAGGGTATGCGAGCAATGGCAGAATCTGCGGGTATAGATTTGGGTGGATATATGGAAGAGGTTGCACAAGCATCCAAAGAAGCATTAGGATACCAAATCAAATCAGGTCCTGCATTACAAAAGCAAGTTGCATACGCACAACAATTAGGAGTTTCATTTGGGGATATAGCGAAAGCAGGTAAAAGTATGGTTTTGAACTATAAAGATAGTATCAAATCAGAAATGAGTTTATCGGCAATGTTGGGTAGAAATGTAAATCTATCAGAAGCACGTGCTTTATTTGCACAAGGTAAAACCGATGAAGCGTTAAAATCTATTAAGGCACAGGGTTTAGACCCTAAGGCAATGAATATGTTCCAACAAGAAGCACTCTCTCAAGCATTGGGTGGTTTGGATTTGGATTCAATACAAAAAATTGCAACTGGAACTGCTACAGATGTAAGTACGCAAACGGGAAATGTAAAAGCAGGAAATAAAGGATTTTTAAAAACAACGCAATCTGCACAATCTACATTAGCATCACAAACGGCATCAATATCTGCACAGACTGCAGTTATAGATGCTCAACTATCTGGTAAAATAACTGATGCATATTTAAATTCAAAAGAATATAAAAGGTATCAAGAAAGTTTAATAACATTTGAAAAACAACAAACAGTACTAAATCAAAAAGAAGAATTAGGATTTAAAAGGAGTAGTGATTATTTAACACAGTTAATTTCAACTGCTAAAAATAATATTGAAAATCTATTTTCAAAAGATAATTTTGCTACTTTAGGTGTAGGACTTGCAGGTGCTCTTGCTGGTAATGTATTGGGTAAAGGAATTGAAGCATTGGTTGGGGGAATTCAAAAAGTGTTTGTAGTAAATAATGATGGTGGTGGTCTTTTGGATATGTTTAAGAAAAAAGGCAAAAATCCCGCTGGTCCTTTAACAAAAAGTGGCAAACCTGATGGGCGATTTAAAGCTAATAAACCAAGTGTTCCAAAACCTTCAAGTAAATCAGTTGTAAAAACGGCGGAAAAACAAGCTACAAAACAAGCTGAAAAACAACTTGTAAAGCAAGCTGCAAAACAAGCTACAAAACAAGCTGGAAAGACAGCAGCAAAGACTTTAGGAAAAACTTTACTTAAAAAAATACCATTTGTAGGACTAGCTGCTTCATTATTATTTGCAGGACAAAGAGCAATGGCAGGAGATTTCGCGGGTGCAGGATTAGAAGTAGCAAGTGGTGGCGCATCTATGTTTCCTGGATTAGGAACTGGTGCTTCTGTTGGAATAGATGCGATGTTAGCAGCTAGAGATATGGGTGCATTTGATAGTGCAAATCCACAAGCTACTATTAAAAATGGAAAAGTAGTTGCAAAACCATCAGCTACCACACCTGGTGCAGCTTCAGCAAAACCTGGTACACCAGGAAATCCAGCGGGTTTATTATCTCCTTTGGAATATCAAGTAAAATTACAAATAAAAATGGTTGAATTACTTGGTACAAGTGCTACATTATTACAATACATTTTATTAGAAAACGATTCAAAACAATTCAACGCGGGAGATATTAATACAATGCGATTGAGTAATCAATTGATGGTAAATTCTAGAAAACAAATGGCTATTAATAGAAGAGATGGTGGAATTCCAAGAATGTAATAAATTTAAATAACTAATATTTATAGTAAATCAATACACTATAAATGCCTACAATATTAGACCTTTTTGATTCTTCAAAAAAAGAACTATACAACGATGAACTAATCCGTATAGAAAGTAGAGGACTTATTAACCCCCCTAGAGGTGCAGCTTTACTTGCATCTTCTCCAAGCACACTTGGTGATTTAATAGGCGGCCAACTAGCAGGTGCTATTGGTGGAACTGCAAATAGACCATCTGATACTATATTTAAAGGAACTGGGTTTTTTAGAAAACCCATAACATTAACTGCAGTTACAGAAGCGGGTTTAAGAGATGTGGTAGATACTGGTACAAACTATTATATAAAACCAAACCCATCACCCGCATCGGTATTAAGTCAATTAAAACAAGGTGGTACATCGGAAAAGGGTGTTGCTACTAATTTAGCAATAGGTGCTTTAAATAAATACGGTAGTCCAAAAAAATTAAAAGGTTTACTAAAAAAAGCAGTAAGTAATCGACTTGATGAAGATTATGGTACTCAAAACCAAATAGTAAAAGAAGGTGGAGACCCATTAGATTATAATAAAAAGTTTTCAAAATATAAAGAAACATATCAATATAGTGCTAATCCTCTTATTTTTAAAGGATTTGCTCCAGATGAAATTGGAAAAGTTTTAGGTACTGATACTCATATTAAAACTTTATCACAAAGACCTGGATTATTTAAATGGGACCAGGGGCAAGCATATGTAAATAAAACTTTATCTATTGAATCTACAGATGTTAAAAATAAAATAAAAGAATATAGAGATACAAATCAAATTTGGGTTTTATTTCAAAAATATGGCAAAAGTACTGTAGTTCCATTTGCAGGTGCTGTAAGTGGTATAAGTGAAGATGTTACACCA